ACCAACAAGACAAGAGATCTATGGTTGGATTATTGCAGGTATATCCATTGCTACATTGATAACTATATTGATGTAGGAGAGAATTGGCAACATTAAAAATAGACACTAAAACAATAGTTCCAATAATTGCAACAATGATACTAAGTGCTTTTGGTTGGGTATTTAATTCAATAGAGGAAATTAAATCTCATCAGAATGCTTGTGATGCAATGGTAATTGAGATGAATCAAGAACTAGATATGCTTGAAAGTAATTTTACTGAACTATTATTTAAACTTAATGGCTAATAGTTAATTAATTACAAGTTATAATATTTCTATGGATTATATAGATGATATGTCTTTAGCTCTACCTAATCAGCAACAGGTTGGAGAATCAAATATAGATTTTAAAAGATTTCAATATTATTTAGGTTTAGGAGCTGCTAGAACACTACCTCAAGTTGCAAAAAACTTCAGTTTGTCAGAGAGGAGAATATATCAAATCTCTGCTAAAAATCAATGGCTAGATAGAGTAAAAGCTATTAATAAAATGTTAAATGAGCAAATAGTATCAGAAGTTTATGCTCAAGTAGGAGAAACTGCTAGAGATCTAGCTGATAATCTAAAACCTGTAATATTTAAAGTTATTAATGAAATTTCTGAAAGAGATTTAGCTTCTATGAATCCAACAGAGCTTAAAGGTATATTGGATGTTTGTTATAAGATAATTAGCCAGATTTATGGAATGGGCAATCCACAAGTTCAAGTAACACAGATAGAATATCCACAGATTAAGTTCAGATGGGATTGGGAGCAGGATGATGAGCCAGATTATTAATGATGATTGCTTAAATGCTTTAAAAAATATACCAGATAACTCAATAGATTTCATTTTAACTGATCCACCTTATGGCACTACACAATGCAAATGGGATTTTGTAATACCTTATGAGCCAATGTGGGCAGAATTAAAAAGAATTAGAAAAGATAATACTGCAATAGCATTGTTTGGTACAGAGCCATTTAGTAGCCATTTAAGATTAAGTAACTTAGATGAATATAAATATGATTGGATTTGGATTAAATCAAATGGTGTTGGTTATCTAAATTCTAAAAAAATGCCATTAAAACAATATGAAAATATTTCTATATTTTATAAAAAACTTCCTATTTATAATCCACAGGGATTAATAGAAATAAATAAAATTAGAAAAAATGATTATACTAAAAAAAATAAAACAGAAAAATCAATTACTGTTCAAAATGGTGGCAGATTAAAACAAAAAGAATTTGTTTCAAAATATAAAAATTATCCAAATAGTATTTTAAAATTTAACAATCCAAAAAATGCAGTACATTCAACACAAAAACCAACAGATTTACTTGAATACTTAATAAGAACATACACAAAAGAAAAGCAAGTAGTTTTAGATTTTACTATGGGTAGTGGATCTACAGGAGTAGCTTGTATAAACACAAACAGGAATTTTATTGGAATAGAGTTAGATAAAGAATATTTTAAGATTGCAGAAAAAAGGATAAATGAAGCAAGTAATTGAGGCAACTCCACCAGATTTACATTCTGGGCAATTAGAAGTAATAAAAGCATTAGATGAACATAGATTTATTATTGCTGTATGTGGTAGGAGATGGGGTAAAACTACTTTATCTTTAGTTGCTGCAATAGATCAGGCATTAAAAGGTTTAAAGGTATGGATTATATTTCCTGTTTATCCTCAAGCTCTTGAAAGTTGGCTTAATCTTAAATCATTAGTTAGACAACTACCAGAGGAATATGCAGAAACAAGAGAAGTAGAGAAAAGAATTGTATTAAAGAATGGTGGATCTATACAGATTAAATCAGCTAATAAACCAGAAACTCTTAGAGGTGCAGGTGGTATATCTCTTATAATCTTTGATGAGGTTGCTTATCAAGATAAAGAAACTTGGGAAACAGTTAGACCAATTCTTAGTGATAGCTTAGGTAAAGCATTATTTATATCTACTCCTAATGGTATGAATTGGTTTTATGAGTTGTTTGATAATGCTAAAAGGAGAGATGATTGGAAAGTATTTCATTATCCTACAGAGCAATCTCCTAGAATTAATATTGATGAATTAGCACAAGCAAGAGAGGAGTTAGGCTCATTAGTTTATGCTCAGGAATTCTTAGCAGAATTTACAGAGGTAGGACACATGTTTAAAAGAGAATGGTTTAAATATTATGATGTTATTGAGGGAGATGATCCAGAATATATCTTAGGAGATGAAGTAGTAAAACATTCTGAACTCTCTATCTTTGGCACTATGGATACAGCTTTAAGTATTAAGGAAACTGCTGATTATTCTGTAATAATGACAGTTGGATCTACTCCTAGTGGTAAGCTATTAGTAATGGATATATTCAGGGCTAGACTAGAAGCTCCTGAGTTACTCCCACAGATAGAAGCAAAGATTGAGAAATACAATATGTCTTGGTTGGGAGTTGAGGATTCTAGTTTTGGTTTAGGAATTATTCAGATGGCTAGGAGGCAGGGTTTGCCTATAAAGAACTTAAAGGCAGATAAAAGTAAAACTGCTAGAGCTGTTCCTGCTGCTGCAGGAGTAGAAAATGGCACAATATGGTTTTTGAAAAATGCTAATTGGCTTGTAGAATTTGAAAGAGAATTAACTAGCTTTCCATCCTCTGGATCTCATGATGATCAGGTGGATGCTTTAGCTTATGCAGCTAGATTTGGAATAGTTAGAAAAACAACTTGGAGTGTAACTTAATTGGGTTTAACAGATAATATTAGAAACTTCTTTAGTAATCAAGAAGTACCAACAGAAAAAAAGCAATACAATAATTTTCCAACATCACAGGTAGTCTTTCCATTTAACTCTGATGCAGGTTTCTTTAGTGGAGTAAATCAGATGAGCCCAGAGGGTAACTCTGCTGCATTAGCTTGTTTGAATGTATTAGGTACTGCATTTAGTGAGCCACCATTAAAAGTTTATGTAAAAACACAAGAGGGAGATGAATATATACCTAATCATCCTGCTCAAGATTTAATAGAAAATCCTAATCCAAACATGACAAGCTCATTGATGAATAACTACATTGTTACTTCTATAGCTGTATCTGGAGATGCTTTTTTATTGAAACTAAGGAATGATGCAGGAGCTGTAGTACAGTTAATTCCATTGTTACCAGAGATGGTAGAAGTTAAAGGCAATAATGAACAGTTAATCACTAAATATCAATATAAACAAAAAGGCAACACATTAGAGATAATGCCAGAGGATATGATTCACTTAAGAGAGAGAATAGATCCTAGAAACCACAGGAGAGGCTTATCTCCTCTTAGATCAGTTATGGTTGAAGTATTAGGAGATGCAGCAGCTTCACAGATGGGTGCAGCTTTAGTTAAGAATACAGGTGTTCCTAGTGTTGTTATATCTCCAAAGAATGACTTATCAATGACAAGTGATGAAGCAGAGAATATTGCAGAGGTATTTGGTAGGAGATTTGGAGGAGAGAACAGAGGTAGACCATTAGTTATATCTGGTGGAGAAGTTGATATTAAAACTCTTTCTTTTTCTCCTAAAGATTTAGAGATAGGCAAACTTAGATACATCAATGAGGAGAGAATCTCAGCAGTTCTAGGTGTTCCTGCAATCTTAGCAGGATTAGGCTCAGGACTAGAGAGAGCAACTTATTCTAATGCTAAAGAGTTAAGAGAGTTCTTTACAGAGCAGAAGTTAATTCCTATGTGGAATCACTTTGCCAATGAATTTACAAAACAATTATTACTACAAGACTTTGAGGACAATACAGCATACTGCTTTAAGTATGATATCTCAGATGTTAGAGCTTTATCACAAGATGAGGATGCAACTATGCAGAGAATTGTTACAGGCTTTAATGCAGGGTTTGTAACTGTTAATGAAGCTAGACAAGCAACACAACTTCCTGCTTTAGATAATGGAGATTACTTTGTAAGAAATATGACTATTGCAGAAGTTCCTGTAGATGGCTCAGAAGTAACTATGTATCATGATGTTCCTACAGAATTTGCTGAAACCTCAATAGAGCCAGAGGTTAAAGAACAAGAAACAGATGATGAAGTAGATACTAAATATAAAAAACCTAAGAAACCTAAAAAACCAAAAAAACCTAAAGAAAAAATAACAAATTATCCATTGTTTGGATGGCAAGAGCCAACTGTTAAATTTTTAGGACTTCCTACTGTAAAACACTATAGATCAGAAATAGAAAAGAAAGAATTATGGAAAGCTATAGATGATTTACAAAATAAATGGAGCAATTTTATGTCTGATATTTATGCAAAAGAATTAAATAGACAGAAAAGAGCTTTATCAAATATATCTAAAGCTAGTAATGATATAAATACTCTAAATACAAATATTGATTTATTTTTAGAGAATTCTAAATTTGACAAAGAATTACTACCATTTTTCTATTCTGTAGCAGATGATTTTTCAGTTAGGACTTGGGACAATCTTTTTCCTGCACAAGATAACTTTAAAGCAGCAGATCCTGTTGATTTAGATGTAACAATACCAGAAGAACAAGCAATTAGAACTGTATTTGGCACATTATCAGGATTATTACCAGAGGGAAGAACATTAAAGAAGATTGTTGAAGATGGTTTTTATAGAGGACAAAGAAATGTTCCTGCAGATGTTGGATCAGTATTTCAAGATGGCAAAGCAGCAGGATTTATACAAGAAAATGCTAAAAAAGTTATGAATGACTTAAATGCAACTACAAAGAAGAGAGTTTCAAAAGTCATTACAGATACATTAAAAGAGTTTGAAGATTTAGGAATTGTTGCTCCTATTGCAGGTACTCCAGAGGGAGAGAAGTTCTTTAATGAATTAGCTAAAAAGATTAATACTGTATTAGGTGGCCAAAACTTAGGTAGAGCTAAAAATATTGCTAGAACAGAAGTTGGTAAGGTTTCATCTTGGGCTCAAGAAAGATCTGCAAAAGCTACAGGTAAAACATTAGAAAAAGAATGGGTTTCAAGAAGAGATGGAGTTGTAAGAGAAGCACACTTTGAGCTAGACAATCAAAGAGTTCCTCTGAATAGCTTTTATCTGTATAATGGTATTAAGTTAGATAGACCTAGAGATCCAAATGCTCCTATAGGTTTAATTGCTAATTGTAGATGTACAGAAGCATATATTGAGGTAATAGATGAGTGAAGTAAAAAGACCAGAGAATCTTTCTTTTAAGAATGCTCCTATTGAGCTAAAAGAGGATGGAGATAAAAGATATATAGAG